CACGGGTTATTCAAAACCTCAACTTGAACGCTTGCACCGATACGGTTGTTGATCTTTTCCGCAAGTCGTGTCGCGTTTCCCGACAACATCCGAACTGTCAAACCGCAGACGTTGACATCGTAGGTACTCATCGCACCCCAACACGTTTGATACGACCCCGATCCAAACGTGAGGAATTGCGTTCGCACCCATGTATCTAACGCTGCTGAGTCAAGCGGATTGATGCCCTCTGCAATAGGAATGCACCTGTCAAAATACACGCGCAACAAATCCTCGACCTGAAATTCCGTACCCTCTAGCGAACAATCCTGAACGCTGTAACACGTCGTGACCTTGTAACTTTGCAGGTAGTCCAACACGTTTGCGTTACTACATGCAAGCGGGTCGCTTGTGCAAGGATCTGAACCCCCGCAGCAATCAAGCGCAACGAACGCCCAGCAATTAGGGCAGTTGGCGAGTTCGATGAATTCTTGTTCGACCTGATTAGGACACGAAAACGGGCTTGGGAGACAGTCGTACCCGCCGCCTGGATTTGGAACAGGTACGTTGTTCAGGAACTTGCACGGTTCGCAGTTTCCAATGTACGTATCCGTTCTTACAACCACCTCAATAGTTTGATCGCTTGGCCCGTGATTACATCGAACGTCCGGCGGTACGCCAGGAACATTCACGCACATTGAGAGCCGTGAGGTAATTCTGTTGGACTTTCCTTTGACCGTTCCGTACTGGTCGCAAAGCTCGTAGCAGTCTGCGATCAATTCCACGCATGGGAATTCGATTGGATCAGGATTGACAACCACAGGGCCGCAACCCGGAATTGTGATCAAGCCCATTGAGCCGGGCGGCATCAACGTTGTGTCATACGGATTTGGGCGGCAACACGACACCCCACCGCGATTGAAAACCATCACCAGTTTTCCAACGTTGGTCGGCCACGGGCTATTCGGATACGGGCATGGCCCTGGATCAGTCGAATACAGGTAGTAGAAACAGCACTTGTACGAAAATATGTAGCACTTCGTTGGATCAGGTGGTGTTGTTATGCCCCACAGACGCAAATACGCTTCGCACATATCAATGCGATTTGGTGCGTTGTCGCAGTCGTTGTACGGACAACATTGCGGCATCAGGTCAGGACATTTCAGCGCGTAATACCGCACAGAAACATCACAGCAACACGCAGCGACCGTGGTAGCACTCATGGAATCCTTGCGTCAAAAAATACGATCATTCTGCTGCTGACCGTTTGTTCCGAGCGCGGTTGAATCCGTGTCGCTCCTCAAACTCTGCAACAACATCAGGATGCACACGACGATCAAGGCTATATGGCAAGCGCATACCGATCAACCGCCCCTCATCAATCCATTTGTTGACCGTTTTTGCAGAAACGCCGAGACGATTAGCAACTTGGCCCGTCGTCATCCACGCCACGCCTGTACATTCAACTGACGGTCTTGACCGATTACGCGCTTTCATTTTTTCCTGATCTCTACTCAACGTACTCAGGAGGAACGACGTACCAACCCTCAGGTATCGTCACATCGTGCGGACTCAACACCCATTCGCCATCAACTTGAGTGTAAATCTGACCCCGATTCGCTGGCCCGATCCGAATTGGGCTTCCCGAGTTGACTAGAACGGTTCGACCGCAGCCACTCGCGAACGCGAGTACCAGCACGACGAACGCGAGTATCGTCAGCGTCAGCGTCAACGGCAACGTGGCCGCGCTTGGCACGTTCTTCGATCCACGACAGGATCGCGATGAGCAATTGGGTGAAGAACCCGAACATGGCATCATTTAGCACCCGCAGCTTCGCTGCTAACCTTGTTGTCGCGAGCATTGAGCAAACCAACACCTGCAATGATTGAGGCTACCACCGCACCCCAATCTGCATTGGTCATCGGGTCGTTGTCAAAGTAGGCCGCGAACGCGCTGCCGACAGCAACAAGAATTGCACCAACACCCGCAATGGTCGTTCGCCACGATGCAGTAAATTCAGTCATTTACTAGTCCTTTCAAGACGATCCAGCCGTGCGGCCAGTTCGCGCAGACGCTCAGAGGTCTGCTGATCCGTGAGGTTGAAGCCGACTTGCGCCTTTGCAAGATCGGAGACGATGCTGCTCAACTCCTTGACCTGCTCGCTGGTGGTCGCCAACTGCTGATCCTTGCGACCCATGTTCAGCAGCACCGTTCCGATGCCGATGCAGATCGCGACGAATTGCGCCCAAGACGCAACTAGTTGAGAGTTCTGTTTAGCACTTTCGTTCATGCGATCCTCACAGCGACGATTCCTGTGGTATTTGGCAGGTTGCCGGGATTTGATTGATATTTGACTGTTCGCGCATTGACGTTGGCCTGCGCTCGCAATTTTATCGTCGTAGTCGCCGTGAGGGTAACGAGAACAGCAACCGATGCGTTGACAGGCAAATTCGCGACAGTACCGTGCGAAATACTGCTAGACGCTAACACTACTGCCGATGTTGCATTTTGCAAATCAATGGTGTAAGAGGTTGTAGCCCCCGCTGACGCTGTCAAAACTGCTCCGGCAGTTAGAAACCACGTTCCAGCTGCAAGGGAAACACTGGTGACATCATACGCCGTGTTTGCGGTAGCCAACGTTACATCTGCGGTGATGAATTGCTGCGTCGATGTCAACGCTGTTGCTAGTTCCGTTCCTAGCCCAGCCATTTGATTACCGTATCCCATCGTGATGAGTTCGGGATTCCCTGCTCCCGAACCGCTACCGCGACCAAGCAGCGTCGATTCAGACATCGGAGCGAGCGTGGCAAGCGTCACGCCTGCACTCGTCATGTCGGTGATGTATTGCGTCTTGGTGGATTCAAGATTTGGATGAACGAGGATCTTGCCCTGCGTCGGGTGAGCATGCTCGACGTATCCCATCTGCATCTGCCAGTTTGGGCGCGATGGTTCGGTAGCCGTCAGCGCACCTGCTATTGCCGCGCTGAGATACAAGGTCGCTCCATCGGAGAATGCACTAGTATCAAGATTCGTCAGCGTTCCAGCGATGATGACTGAACCAGTAGCGTTGTTTAGGATGTTCGCTGCCGCCAGCCCGACCGCGTCGGTGGTCGCGTATGCGTTCGCCTGCGCGAGCGAGATAGTCGGATTCTGTCCGAGCGCACCGCTGATGCGAACGGCCTGACCTTTGTTGATCTGAGATCCGGTGTTGTTGCGAGCCGTGATCGTGACGGATGAAGCGGCTGGAGCGGCTGTAACCGCTTGTAGTCGCCCATCTGCGCCTGTTCCCAAAAACGGCGCATTTGGAAGTGAGGTGAAACATACCTCACCATTGAGTTCAATCGCAGCGAGCGCGGTTGATGGAGAAGCCTCTCCCGCGATAAACCGCCGAATGTGCGCGTTGGAAACGACTGAACTTGTATTCGTGTGTTGCCAGTGCCATGCAAGCGGAAAAACGGCCTCTTGCCGCTCGTCCATCATCCACATTCTTCCTGTGGAAATGCAGGTAATAATTTCTCCCGCTTGGATCGACCCCCAGTTTGCCATCGCATCGTTTGGATACGGCGACGCACTTTGTTGGTCAACGTAATGGCGAGGAATTAGGGAAACTGAAAACGTAGACATAAGTACATCTCACGGAAACTGTTCAGTAAGCGCAAGAATTTGCAACTCAACCGTTTGTGATGCTATCGCTTGCGTATTCGGACGTGACACAGCAATTGCAGGAGGAAACTGGTTGCCAATAGATTGCTGGTAAAGCACAGCAGGATTGCTGTTATGCGTTTCAGGAGGAATCAATGCGATATTCGTTGTCGATGTAGACACGAAATCGTCGGCCCCAATTACAGGTTTCGTCACCAACCCAAGGACGCCGTCCCCCGCTTCGGGACTCGTTGGGGGAGATATTTCAATAAAAATTACGCTCCCGGAGTCGTGCAAAAACGGTTGTACAGGCGGCTGATATGCAAACGATTTGATGCGATACTGGAGGATTGGGTAAAAAGTAAAATAGTTACATTGATTGAACTGCACACGGACAATTTTGAAATTGCTGTCAACGTAAAACGTATTCGCGTTTGGCAACGCCGTTCTCGCATCAACCATTTTCAACGGCGGAACAGGAATACCAATTGGGCATTCAACCGCCGCACAATCGTTGATTTCTGCGCTTCCAAATACAGGTACGCTGCCGAACGCAGGACTCGTGAATTTGTACGGCCACACCATATCGCTAGGCGACAAATCAAAAATTTGGTTGTCGTGGGTGATGTACCGAACTAACGTCTGCGCGACGAACGCACCATTTGGTAGATATTGGTTGCCAAACGTGTCTGACACGTCCCTGTATGTGTTGGTAGCTTGCCAATGCTCCGATTGCAACCCCAGCGTTGGAGAGACAAAATACGCTTTCCACGGGCAATAGGAGTTCCAAAACACAGGGCGGTTGATTGGATCGCTTCGCAGATTTGAACCGTACTCTGAAGCACCCGAGTCAGTAGTCAACAGCCGATACACGGCTGGCATCGCCTCAATGCTCTTTCGATACGGGTACAACCAACTATTTGGGTTCCACGCATATGGCCGTCGCACGAGTTGCGATCCGGGTGTGGGCGCAGACCATGTGATGACATGATCCTCGTACAACCACAGATCATGTAATGATGGGTTGTAGGGATACCCGATTAGCATGTTTATGGCCCAAACTCAGCGTTTCCCACATATGGGATATTGTTCAGCAAATCAACTAAATCCTGCACATTGCCGAGGATAAGTTGCTGCGTCGATTGAGCTGCTACATCAGGAGTGTTGCTAGCAGTTGTTGTTCTGCCGTATACATCGACGGTCAATGACGCGAGGATGTATGACCCTGCTGGCGATGGGTCTAGCGGAGTCAACCCACCACCACCACCACCACCACCGCCGACACCAACGTTGACCGTAATGACGTTTGGCTCAACGTATAGATTTATATCGGGCATCAGATTTCCCCGACTTCCGGAATAACTTGAAGCGGCTGGTTAGATAAATACCGCCGAACTACACCGCCCGGAAATTCCAGTTCAAAATCGTATCTTCCGTTGCCTAATGGCATGGTGCTTGTCGTGACCGCAGACACATTCAAGATTTTACTGTTGCTTGTCGCGCCAGCCAAAATCATGCCATTTGCCGTTGTTGCTTCAAGAAATGGCGCGACGTTCGGCATCGCGCATCGAACCCGCCACAGCGTTGCCGTCGCAATGTCATCGACGTTTTCTAGCGTCAACGTCGATGTGTAAGTTGCGCCGCGAGCAAAAATGATGCTGTATCTATCGGTAGGCATTATTGTTGCACACAAATAGTTTTGATGGCCTGTGGCATTGAGAACCAGTATTCTCGCTGCCGTGGTGGGTATTGAACAGCATACGAGTTGGTTGGGAATTGTTCGCACATCATCACGATGGTTCCAACCATAATCGGCAACGCCTCAACGCGCACCAAACTAGGGTCATAATCTGCCTGCCGAACGCCCGGCGCAATTACGTTATTGATGTTCCCCGGCCCCTGATAGATATTCGGGGCTTCGCACAAGTTTCTAGCTCGCAGGCTTACGGCGGACGTTCGTGCGAATGGCGTAATGTCAACTCCCGCAGGACACGGGACTAACGGATTGGGTTCGATTTCTTTCCAATCGTATTCAAATTGCCATTGACCGTTACCGCTGCCGCCGCATTGAGTAAACCCTGTGATTTCCGCAGGGAAAATCCTGCACATAGGCTCTGCGACGTTCACGTGTACCGTGCCGCTTGACAGGCGACGGGCTTGCACCATGCCCGTACCCATAATGATGTCACGAGGGTCGTTCGCAAGCAGGCCATCAGGCCCGAGCAACCAATCGTCTTCACGGCACTCTGTAATTGTGATGGGTACAAGTTGCTGGTGTCGAATTCCAATTGTGAATCGGAACATTGACACGCGGAATACGCCGTTGGGGAACATCGGCCACCCACCCCAAACGACGCGACCTAAATTAGCCTCAACGCGATTGACAACGTTGTTGGCGATTTCGTTGCTTGTTGCGGTTGTTGACCAACCCGGTGGGACGGCTGTGCTTTTCGGTACGGCACGGGACTCGTTCAAAATCCCTACGAGTTCCGCCCGACGTGGCCGCGCTGCGGCTGTGGCTCTAGCATCGTGCGTCTCAGCGTATTCAGGGAATCGAACGCCCTGTGCAGGCGGTAAAGCTCGATTATTCGGGTAATGCGTTTGACCTTCACAAGCTCGCGACGGATACACAATGTCGATGTTTTCAGGCGAACGGTTGAACTGCATGTCATCCGTGCCTTGCCACAGCGAGTAGAGCGGTTCGGAACCGATGTAGGTGTTTTCGGACGGTGGCTCTAAGCCTCCTGCAACAGCACGTTCGGTTTCAATCATCCAAGGGATGAGCGTGTTGCCATCATTCTGAATTTTTTGAAGGACGTATTTTTGTTGGAGTGCGGTGGCTGAGGGATTCCAAATAAGCGCGTATCCCGACAACGACAGAACGGTGTCAAGCATCAACGCTAAACTGGCTTGATTGGGCCAATCGTAATTGGCAATGCGCTGCAACAACGCGGCATTTGGTGTGTAGCCTGTTGTTGAATATGTTTCTAGCGCGGCAGTACCGCCTGCAATTTGCAAAGCAGTCCGCAACTCCTGCACTAACTCTAGCAGGGATGTGACATTGTTCACGCGATCCGTATATCGGCCATCGCTGCTGAACATCTGTGGCGTAAATAAATCTGATCCCGCAACGATGGTACTGCGACGTTGCCACATGTACCGAATGTCGGTGGCCTCTACGACCGCGACACCGTTACCACCCGCGACCATAAACAATGGTCGTGGTGGCAACAGAATCACATTCATGGAATAAACAGGAGCAACGGCACTCTCTTGCCACTTGAATGCACATGTTGCATCATCCAGCCATCCCTTTGCGGAATACAGCGTTTGCAAAGCTGACTGTGCTATCAAAACACGAATTCGTGCGCGATTTGTCGCCCCGCCCGGAACATCAATGCAGAACAAATCCTGCAATGGAATATCGCTCATCTTCGCGATCTCGCGAATTTCCTCATTAGGAATCATCGCGGGAATGCGAACGGCGTTGGGGAGTTCAAACCACGCGGAAATCATGTGAGGAATGTTTCCGTTAAACCCGTATTGTATTTTTCGTCAGCCGAAATAGAAGCCGGAGCAAAGACGCTACTAGTCGTAGCCTGCGATGCAGAGGTAGCAACCTTTGCAATTGTCGGAAGCAGGGTTTGATGCGGCGCACCCCATGCACGGACGTTTCCTAACAACGTAGTCTGCGTCACGAACCCGCGACCTGACGTTCCATTGTCATACAGACCATATGTTCGCTCGTAGGTTCCGATGAACATGCGCTGCCCTTGCGCGTCGAATTTTCCGTATGACACGTTCCAATCCTCATCGACAACGAACGCGCCAACGGGCAATGGTCGAAACACTTTGTTCGGCGCAACATTTGCGCGAGCAACTTCAATTCGCTCCTTGACCATCACCGTTGGCTTCTGTGTTTGGAACACGAGATCCGCACCCGTGGTGTACATCGGTGACAGACGCACTATTCCTGACTTGTACCCAGCATTCGTCAGACTGACGTTGTGCGCCACAATCGTTGCATAGCCATCATCGTCGGCTGGCGGTTGTGACAAATTTGCGCTGTATTTTCCGTCGAACTGCTCGTTCATTTCATTATCGAACGACGCATCACCAACGACTACCTGAATCGTTCCGGTGTTGGAAATGTCCCCCTGTTCGTAATACAGCAATGCGTATGGCAGATTACCGCCCGGATCTGTGCCGCAGTTCTCCATTCCATTGATCATGTCCTGAACCCAATGTGGTTGCATGTAGTGCCATGCAAACACATCTGATCCGCTGACCTCTACCCGACTTGCTTGGCCGTACGGATATACGGTGTTCGGGCCGCTGTTGCGTACTACTGTGAATTGCTGACCGATCATGTACGCGAGCGGCGCAATTACCCCTGCCGCCGCTGCGGTTTGCGATGGGAACATTTGCGCGTCAAGCTCAAAACGAATGGATTGACCGCTCAACAAACCCTTTTCTGTCACGCGCATGCGCGTGATGATCACGTTTGAGTACGCAGCATTGATTCGTGTTTTCGACAGTTTGACTGCCGCCTCCACGAGTGTTCGGTTGCCCGTTCCCCATACGCCACCACGAACGGCGTTCTGATCTGCTTCTAGGTCACAGGTGAAATAGCAGTTAGCAATACCGGCTGTCTCCGCAGATCGTTCATAGGTGAAATCCATATCACCGACGCGAACAAAATCGGGGACATCGTGCATGAATTGCTTGTCTGTGACCGTGTACTGCAACGCTGTATTCGTTGGGTCATACACAAACGACTGCGAAATACGTCTCCACGCCTTTGCTGGTACTTGCGGCAACAACGCTGCTCTGAATAAATCTGCAATACCCGCGTATGCAGTCATTGCTGTGAACGACAAGGGATTCGGAGCAATTTGCGTTGTTGTTCCGGGTGCGTAGCGAAACGCACGAACCTGTCCCTCAATTGTTCGCGTCAGTTTGCCAACTTCGTCTACCGACATGCTTTGTTTCCACACATGCGACAAAATTGGCCGTGTGGCGCAAACAGGACGTTCCGCCGTCACCTCGACACGGGTCAACATAAGCGTTGAACCCATGACCTCCTGTGCGGCAACCTTTACGAATGGACTCCCATCGCTGCATTCGGTACGCAATAGTTTGACCAACGAAATTAATGGGTTGTTGTTGTCGTACAACACAACCGACAACATACGATTGGCAAATTGCTTCAAAAACGCCTCTAGTTCAACCCATGAGGCTTTGTCTAGAACACATGAAATGACAGCGGTAATGCGCTCCGCTACAGGAGTCATTTGATCGTCTGCTAGAACCACGCTTGCGTCGTACGATTCAAGATCGGCGTTTGCCAAATTTTGCGTGGCAACGTCAACGGAAACGAGAGATAGCGTTGCGCTCATTAGTACGCCCGTCCTGTAATGGCTCGCACATCACCCATGAACCATGCGTTCAGGTTGCCCGTTTTTGCCTGCGGTTGAGGAGTTGTATTTCCCAAAATGCCTTGCAATAGCGCGAGGACTTGTTGAAAGAAATTCAAATATCCTTGTGCAAACGTAAGGCTTGGAAGATTTCCAATCAACGGAATGCTTTGAATGGTCGTGATGATTGATTGGAAGGCAGACAAAATCGCCTGCTGAAACCGCGTAAATGCCTGCAACGCGGATTGCATCGCCGTGATGATTGCTTGCCACGGAATTTTGGCAAGCAGCGACAGAACGACATCCAACAGCCCATACGCCGCAATACGTAACCTTTGAAAAAGCTCTGCCATGTCCGCAAAGATGGCATTCAGTCGAATCATTACCTTCTGTTGTGCGTCGTTTGCGACCGTCTGCAATTGCTGCACCCGTGCATACGCTGCACCGTTGATGGTCGCGTCTTGCAGTTGCCGCTGAAATTCTGCTAGCCGTTCTGTTGCTGTCGCGTATTGCAACTGACCCGAAAACCGCGTGACCTCACGAATGCGTGAAAACACATATTCGGATGCCTGTGCAAGTTTCTCAATTGCGACTTTGGCAAGCATCACCGCGCCGACAACCGCAATCAGGATCGGCCCAGCCACCGCTGCGGCAGAACCCAACCCTGCAATAGCAGATCCCGTTGCTGAGGACGTTTGCCCAAGGCTCAACAAGCCGGAAACAGACGGTGATCGAATTGCGCTGCCAAGTTCACCCGTAACATTCAAACCCTGTTGCAACTTGTCAAACAAAGATGCCATCTTTGTTGTGGCCGCTGCTTCTGTAGCCCCTGCACCTGTGCTAGTTGGAAGTCGTGTGCCTAAGCCAATGAGCTGTCTCCATCTGCTAGGGACAAGCGGCCCCATGCCCGGTTGGCCGCTGCCATTACCACCACTCGCACCGCCGCCTGCACCGTCACGAATGGTGATGTTGATGTTTCCAAGATCTTCCATCACTTCACCGTCCATGCCATTTCAAATGCAAAATCGTATGAGTCCTTCAACACTAGCCACCCATCTAGTTCAGGAATGGCTTCGACGTTTCCGCCGCTACGAAACAACAATGCAATGGTCATGCCGGGGTATTTTCGCTGCGTGAGGTATTGGCGCAAGGTGTCAACAAACGGTTGAATACCGCTTTCACCAGCGATTCGCTCTGTCCCTCGCTGCATCGGGTCGAGCAGTCCCCGCCACCAAACGACAACATCTAGTTGCGTACGGATCAAACCCACACCGCTATTTGGATGCACAGCCGTATCTGTACCGGGAAGCAATTGAATTGCCGCTTGCCCAACGACCTCATCAATTTGCGCTTCAGTAATGTACACCGCGTTGCCGTAGCCGCGTTGCATCAGCCACGCTGATAGATCGTTGCGAATGGTGTAGATGATGTCCGGGACGTTAGCCATTCATCGCCTTCTTCATCTGCGCCTGAACTTCAATACGTTGCGCGAGTTTCGCGCTACCCGTTGCGCTGAAAACTGTGCTGGCTAGGGTCGCAGAATCGCCAAACGTAATAGCAATGGCGCGAGCCATCACCAACGTTTGATGTGCCTCAACTGCGGAAATGTTGGCTGTCAGACCCATCGCTGTCTCAGGGTCAAATTCGGATGGCATCCGTCCGTAAATCGCGAGAAATCTCGCGGATGCCTTTAGACGTTTCCCGCTGCCGTCATCGCCTGCGTCATGCGAATCCACGCGCTGGTCAGTTCCCAATCCTGCGCGTTAGCAGCAACCTCGCGAGTACGCGCCGTTTTCCGAATGTGCGCGACAATGTCTGCATTCGTGGGTTGCGCGTTTGCTGCAAGAGATTCCTGCATCGAAGCGAGTGTTTCCATGTACTGCACAATCAGTTGACCGCAGGCCAATTGCACCGAAAACAGGCACGGATCGTTGTCGTTGTTCAGATCAATCATTGCAGTAGTTCAATTATGTTTCAACAGTCGTTGTTGTCCCCGACGCTGGGGAATAGGCGAATGGAGGAGTAACTGCGCTTTCGTCTGCTTGATGCCAAATGGTTCGGAATCCGAGCGTCAAAACACGTTCGCGATTTCCCCATTGAGAATCCGAAACAGATTCCTGTTGCAGATACACGTTTCGGAACACCCAACTGCTGCCGTCAGAGCCTAGCAATCGAAGTGAAAACAGAAAACCTGAGTCAACAACGCCAACCACCCGAGTTCCGGGAGTTGTGAAGAGTACGCCATTGTCACCACGAGCAAATGTAATAAGCCGCTCAAACTGCAATTCATCCCATTTGACTAGCGCACACGCAATCCGAGCGTCTGTCCCCTGTCGGACAATTTCCTCAGGAACAGCACCTGACAGACTTGTTTTGATTTCGTGCTGATGGTCGGTGAATTGAATTGAAGGCAAGTTGTCATTGTCTGAGTACCCCAGCGTTGTCCAACTCCCTGCTCCTGTGTTGTCTCGCAAAAATTGGACTGTGGTTGGGCCGGGAACCTGAATTGTTGTTGCCATCTAAGTGCCTTTCAAAACGGCCTTCAGCCCTAAATAGATGCTGCGGCCAAAGGTGATCATATCTTGCTTTGTAGGCAGGATAAACGGTCGCGCAGGAACACGAACGCCCTTCCACGCCATTTTGAAATCCTTGCCACGAACTAAACCCTCCTGATTTGGGTTCTGTCCTGTGCCGTGATTTCGCTTGCCTTTTTTGGTCAACGGAATGTAGTTGGGGCCATTGGTTTTGAAACCGCGATCCTGATACAGACCGTATTTGTTGCCGTGCATCGTCAGCCGCAACCGTGAGCCATTGTTCGTAGCCGAAGCTCCAACTGACCGTGCGAGACTTCCCGTATCGCGTAACGGCTGACCACCCGTTCGGTATGACATCGACGGAATGAAATACTGCGTCCGTTGGGTGGTAACAATCCAACTTTTTGTCTTTTCCCGATTGTGTCGTAACACTTGAACTTGCTTTTTGCGGGTCGCAGTAAATCCTCCGCTCTTGGGTTTCCGCGATACCCATACGCCGCCAGCAACAGCTTTGAGAGGCTTGTGTGGGACAGGCAAACCATTCGCGCCGCGTCCTACATTTTCAGCAATGTGTTCTTCCATCCATTCCGCAGCAATGGCGGAAATGCCGCGAAGAACTTCAGGTTTTCGCAACGCGGCTTTCACCTTGTCGCGCCATTGGCTCACGGGTACACCGTGCCGCGTCTAGGTGGGAAAAACTGACTGTTTGCCGTACTGTTGTACCACGCAAGATTTGAAAGAGGGACAGCAACGACGGTCGGCGTTCCTGCTGCAACGTTTCCTGCGACGTTTCCAAACAGCATTTTCCCGTCTCGCAAACCCTCTAAGTAGCTGTACGCCTGCTTGATTCGTTGTTCAATTGCTGGCGTGAGTTTTACGCCGCGACGTTGGAACAGGAATTCCGTTGCAAGATCGACAACAAGCGCAATAAGCAACGGATCGTGATTGGTCACGAGAGTTGCAATCTCGTCATCTGTATAAATGTTTCCGACGCGAATGTAGGCACGAACTGATGCTGTACCACGCTCTAGCGCAGCGTCAGTCATCGGGTTCGGCCCCGGCATCGGGGTTCCGCCGTCGCCGCAAAGTTGCGCCAAAATCGTCTGATCTAGCGCGTGTTCAAGATCGGCGTAGGTCGCGTAGGCGGTCATGCGTACCTCAAAATCTAGGGGAGGAGGTTTCCCCCCTCCCCTAGTGTTTTATTTGTTCATCTCACGATGCGTTGACAACGTCACCAATCGCGAAACCACCGACAGGTGCAACGACTGCTGCAACGCTGTTGTCGATCACGCGACCCTCAATGCGACGGTTCAACGGATCGTTGAACTGTTCAACCGTCATGTCTTCGTACGCGAAGATCTGAATCGTGCTGAACGAAGTCGCCCCTTCGACCCCAACCAAACCACCCGGACGTGAAACGAAGTACGCACCGTTGCCGTAGACGTAATCCGTGGTGGTCGCTGCTCCCTTCTTGCTCGTGACCTTGACCGAGTCATCCACGATGACATCACCAAGACCGAACAACGTCGATGGGATACCCCAACGGCTGAACGTATCGCTGCCCTGCAAGAAACTCAGGGCTTGCGGATAGTTCTTCACGTAGTCCTTGACCTCAGGTGCTTGCGAGACGATGTTGGCAACCGTAGGAGAAATGACCATCATCATTTGATTCGGTGAAACCGCGCCGCCGCTCGACAGGCTGACCAAACGCATGACCTTTTGAATGGTCTTTTGAATGTATGCGTTCGTCGTGCTACTGTCTGACCAATCTGCTCCGCTACCCAAACTCAACGGAGACGAATTGAGGAACGCAGCGTAGTTGTCACCCCACGACCCGCTGTTCGCAAGAACGGATGCTGCACGAACGGTTCGTGCAGTCATTGCCAACTGGGCCTTGCTGCGAGCGTGTTGCGCGACCACATCCCACGCGGCCTGCTGCGTGGTTTCCTGCGGGATGTAGAACGGGAATGCGAAACGTTGCGTGGTGTACTGGATGAAATCAAATGCGTTTTGCTCTCCGGTAGGGCGGTCATTGCCCAACGGCCACGCAAACCGCTTGGTGTCAGGAACGCGCACGTTGTCGTTGACATCTTGCCGCAGGTAATAGCCCTGCATTTTAGATGTTGGAACAATTTGTGCGTAACGAGTCAACGCAAACGAATTGACGCTGCGCGTGAATTCAACCTGCAATGCTCCGGTTGCGAGATCATTCGTGGATGGGACGTATGTTGAAAGTCCACCACCAACAACTGTGTATGCCATGTTTTTGCCTTCTTTCTTTGGGTGAACTTAGGTTCAAGCTTGCTTGAGGGTTCCAGTACGGAACACGCGAATAACGTCGCCTGCCGCAGCAGCGGACTCAAGTGCAACGTAGGTCGAGTAGTTTCCTGCTGTTGCTAAGGTAATCGCACGGCCAGTACTGTCGGTCATGACAGCATCACCAGCGGTTACGGCAGCACCCGCCGTAACCTGCACGGTGTTGCTTGGCTGAAGCGTGATTGGAAGTCCCGAAATTGCGTGTTGCGTTTGATCAAATTTATACACGCTGCCATCGCTCACGCCGACAGGAATTTGGGTTGCTGCTGTTGCTTGCGATCCGGTGAACTCTCCCGAAACGATAACAAAACGAAACGGGTTTACGTTTGCGCTTGCGATGAGGTTTGGTGTGAAGCCCATATCAGACATGTGTTATCTCTCTTTCTTTATCGCTTGATTCGCGAATTGATTGCCTTACGGAATTCTTCGGGCTTGCCAGCAAACTCGCGAACAAGTTCGCTTACATCCGAAGCGTGAATTTGACTGCTCTGAGGAATTGTTGCACGGCTCATGTCAATGCGAACACCCATCGGATCACGCGCAAATAGATCGCGCCAAGTGTCGATCAATTCAGTTGGGTTGCGACTCGCGAGGAGTTCCCCTAGAAGCGCGTCACGACGTTCCGCAGGAATGCGGTAGCCGTCCTGCTCCATCGCATCAAGTTCCCGCGAAAACTTTTCGCGAGACAGTTGCGTTCGGAGAGATTTGAGTTCTCGCGCCATGCGCGTGTTTTCACGACGCATCGCAAACATATCCGAAGAACCAAGACGCGAAGCAGGGAACACAGCATCTGCGCTGTCCTCTTCCTCGTCTTCGTCTTCGTCAACTTGGTCGTGAGATCCAATGTCAATGTGAATTTCCTCAGGCATCTCCTCAGCGAATTGCTGTTGAAGCATGTCATCGGCTTCCATTGTTTCCTTGTCATCGTCATCGCGCTCATACGCGCTCATGTCGATGGTTTCATCGTCATCCTCTGCGAACCGCTTCTTGAACTCGTTGCGAAGTTCTTCCATCGCGGCCTTCATTGATGACATCTCTTCTCGCAGATCGTCTGCCATATTGATGTCCTTCGTATCGGGAACAAACGTTGAAAGACCGCCACCGACAGTTCCCATGTCAAAGCGGAGTGATCGGGAAAACGTGACGCGATTTCCCTTACGGGAAAAGTGCGTATCGGGCAGCGGCCTGCGCGGTGTTTCGCGACCAAGCAACGCTACCTCTGATAGATGGTTGTGATCTTGCCAAATTTCCGCAGATCGACGCGGAAACGCATTGGTAGCCAACAGCTTGTCGAATGCAGCGCGTTCTACTTCGCAATCGCCAACGATGTATCCCACACCATTGCGTTCCTGATAATGAATCTTTGTGAAACGCCCAATGCAGGATTTTGGTTCATTACCATCGCGTTCATGCATCACGACTAGACGCGGAAACGAACCCTTTTCCATGTACCGTTTGGTGCTTTCCACAATGCTCTCAACACGGTCGTTGTCGAAACTCTTTAGTTCCGCATCGTGATCGCCGTCGATAGCAGGATCGTACGCAGAAAACACTTCTAGGTCGTGAATTACGACCTTGTCTGCATTTTCGGTGACTCTGTGAGATGGCTGTGTCATTGCTTGAAATCGTATCATCCGGAAATGAATCCCGCATCGGGAACTAGCCCTTTGTCAATCAACCCTTGTCGGTTTCCATTGTGTTGTTTGATGCTCTCGTAGTTTGGGTTGCCATCCTCATCACACCAACCTTTTCCGAACGCCGTTGCAATGGATACGGGCGACCAACTGCACCGACAGTTGAAACCTAGCGGTGCGGGAATTCCCATGCTGTCAATTTGTTCGGTAGTAGCCACAAAGCCATTCATTGCCTTGTGGGTTTCTCGTGTGCGCTTGTCCTTCGTGGCACGGAACATCAACAAGGGGACGAACTTTTTCACCGTTTCATCGCGGCAAATGTCCAATCGCCCCTGAGTCTGCGCCCGATTCAAATTGGTTCGATACACCGTTTCCAACCGTGCCTGTGTCAAATCGGTAGCGGTTTGCAACGTCGTTTGCTCGACGAAATCCCCGACACCTAGCGTTTCCAACCGCTTGCCTGCAACGCTAACCGTGACCTCTCCCCGAACAGTTTTCGCGAGCAATTCGCGAGTATCCTCAATCTGTTCCTCTGTCATTCCCGTCACAAAAAACGTCCCTTGTACCGCTGCCTGTACTGCGGGAGTCCTGCGAATTTGCACCTCCTCCGGTAGAGACGGTTTGATCGGGGTTGGGGTTCCCTGCACTAGTTGTCGCAGATTTGGCGACCGTTCCAAAATACGCTCTAACGCCTCCGCAGCTTCTGCTTCTCGCATTTCCCCCGCTGCCTGAAACGCATGTTGAACTAGCGCGTCCCACCGTTCGCGGGTCAATGGCAACAATCGAACGTACCGCTCAACAACTTCCTTGGCTGGCCCACCTGCAAATCGCAGGGAAATGTCCTGTGCTACGTCCCCAACGCGAACGGTTTCGTTGAGTTTCGCGAAGGTAGATACCTGAACCTGCGCTGCGGCTGTAATAGGAACTCCGGCCTGTTTCAGCGTTGACACCGCCCCCTCAGCCCACGAAATAAGGAGTAGCGCAGCGGTATCCGTTTGCCATCGCTGCCAATACTCGTCGGGATTTTTTCTCTGAATTTGAGCGGCAACAGCATCGCGATACGCCGCCGCCGCATCGTTAGCGATTTGACTGACCCCAGCAGGTGGTTGCATTACCACCACGACCGCCTAGAAAATGTTTTTGGCGCACCGTCCTTCGGGGACACACCTTCAGCCGGAACTGCCTGCTGACCCTGTTCCAACCAACCCGCGACGGTATCTGCGACGCCACCGCCCTGTCCGGTGCTACCACCTAGCACCGCATCATCCGCAGTTGGTTGCGAAAGTCCCAACAGGTCACGCACTTCGCGTTCTGCGACCTTGCCGCCCATGTCAACGAACGCACGGATAGCTTCCAACCTTTCCTTGGGATCAGGTCGCTCAGGTGCGAATTGGAATCGCAGGGTGCTGCATTCTGCATCCGTTGCGCCAAGCATTTTGGCTACTACTCGCACAAAATCGCACGTCATGCTGTCGGCAAGCGCGTCAGCGTGATATCGAATGATGCGTGAAAGGGTATCGGCGTGGAGATTCGCGACACCTGAACCTAACCCTGTGCTGCCCGTTTCGCTTGAAAGCGATTGCCCAAGGATTGCCTCCTTGATTTTTCCGCTGAACCAATTGACCAATTCCATAAACACCTGAGCGCGACCCGCGTTTGGCTCTTTGATGTCAATGTCGTAGATCTTTTCGGTTCCGCTTTGAGGCAACAAAACGCTGTTGTCGTTGGTCAAATTCGCCAGCACGTTTTCCATCATCGTGCGGCCTTCGTCCTGACCCAATGGGTAATACCCAACGCGAATTCCCATCGCGTACCGTTCCGCGTAAGTGATCGCGTCCTGCAAAATCTCTTGCTTGGCGAGCCACATAAACCAACAAACGTCTCGCGCTCCTACGCCACGATAGATGGATTCTGTCGCATTGGGATCGTTGAAATCGGGCGCGTTGATAAACACGCGGTGCAACACGATTGCCTTGCGCTCTTCAGCGGTAAAAATGTGAACTCGGCTGTCAAAACCAATGTTCTGTTCTGATGGCCCATCGCTGCTGTACTGTGCGCCGACGCGCATTGCGAGATTGCCACGTTGGTCGTATGCGAGGGTGTCCGGATGAAAGGGATACCACTCCTGAATGGCTACCTTTGTTCGTTCATCCTTGCGATACACAAGGTTGCAGGCAGCATTGCCGTACCACACGGCCTCATGCATCGACCGAACAAAATCACTTCGTCGCGGCATTGCGTCGAAAATTTTCCCAACCTGTTCTGCTAACGCTTTGCCGCGTTCGTCGGTTTCATCTGTGCAAATGATTGCCCATTCAAGACTTGCCAATGTGACCTGCAAACTACGCAACACCCCTTCGATGTCTGCGTCTGACCGCATCATCTGTTGATATTGCGGGTTCAACCTGTACGCGATACTGCTATTCCGCAGCATCTTGTCTGCGGTCGTGAAGAACGACCGCTGCAATTCTACTGCGGTTGCCAGCGGACTCGTGATTCCGCGTTGAATAGGAGCGGGTAGCGGTTCTCGCGGACGCTCCGCAACTGGTAGCCCATTCGTCAGCGGATTTGTAGACGGCAGAGAGTCCGGCATAGTTGGCTCACAGTAACGGCTTCAATTGATTCAGGATTCGTTCGGCATCCTCGCCGTCACACGTTTCTGTTCCGTTTGTGGTGATGATCGTCACCACATTGTTCCACACCGACACGCGAACAATCGTGTGAACAGGTATCCATACCTGTTCGGAGATTTGTAGGAACGTCATAGTTGCACCTGCTTCATCCGCGCAATGTCAGCACCGATGCTTGCGGTTCGTAATTTTTTACAGGAATTACGTCCACAACTACAGTTTTCCCTCGGGCATTTTGTTTCGTGGCATCCAACATGCTGTATGCAAATCGTTTTGCCTCTTCAACCGTTTGGGCAGTTCGTTCTCCTACAGCATCGTTTCCAACGGTTGCCTGAACGGAGTAGTACATGTTTGCACTGAACATCGTCGCAGCTCGTTGCATACTTGCCTTGCCTTCGCTCCAGCACTTGAACAGATTGACGGTGTGTTCGCGACCTACGCGGTTCGCAAGCGCAATCAAATTCTCGTCCTTCGACGGGTCATCGGACTCCGATGCCGCGCCTAATCCAAATGCTTCCTCTTCACCAATGCGGTTGAATGCCGTGGTTTTCGTTCCGGCAACATTTTGCTTCATCAATCGGCCTTCCGTTGATGCCTTGTGCAGTTCCTCTGCAACACTTGCCTTCGCGCTAGAGCGGGACATCACTAGCGAACTATCACGCATAGTTGGGTTTCCTTTGATGTTGCTTCCCACTCTGTAATCAGGGGCTTTTTGTTCTGCGGTCAATGCCGCATTGGATCGTTTCAATGCTTCCTGCATCACCATCTCCACCGGATATTTGTTTGGGTGCATCTTCAACATGATTCCGGCACGACCTGCAACATCCTGTGCCTGATAGAAATTGAGATTGAAATGGAATCGCGCATAGGCAACCAAATCTCTGAATGACTGCGGCTCTGCGAACGCCTCCTTTGCGCCACGACGAGAAAACCCTGCGATTTGTGAGTCGGTGAACCCCAGCGAATGCGCTACGCGCACGAAATGTTTCCACTCCGCGTCGGTGTGATCAATCCGCCCGATGTTCTCTGCAAGCTTGCGAAGATTCGATTTTGCAAGTTCTCGCTGATCATGTGCCTGCGATTCAATGTATCCAAGTAACTGCGTTACCTGTCCGAACTTCTCCTTCGCGCCGGAACGAGACATCAGTTGTCGATCTAGCGTGTCCAAAAGTTGTGCGGCACGTTCATCGCCATGCAACGGTGACATCTTTGACTTCAACACGCGGATGTACTTACGAAGCGTTTCCGCGTCTGATCCACCCTTCAGAATGTCCTGCGACATCGCTTTGAATCCCGTTTCCTTCAGCAAACGTGACAAGCCCTTTTGAATGCCCTCGTTGCCGAACGCCGCCGCTGCGCCGGAGCGAGACATCCGCGTAACAAGCCGCAAAGGTACTTTGTAGGTCTTGCGGCCCCAACGCTCATCGTCCACGCTTGGATCTGCTTGGATATGCGCGTAGCCGTCTTCAATCTTGAATACCGTACCCATCACGCCAGCACCGCCTTGAACAGCAAGGCTACCTAGCACACGATCACCAACCTTGATTTCAAACTTTGCCTTTGCGCCAACGCGGGAGTAGTTACTTTTCATGCGGGACACAACTGCCGCGAGTCGCTTTCGCGCCCCGCTTTCCGTTGCGTAGGATTTTTCATTCAGGGTCATCAGCTGTTCTCCACCGTCGCTGTAGGTCGCGGTGACATATGGCTGGTATGTACCTCCGTAAGACTGCCATAGGCCAGCCTCGTATCGTGTCCCCTTTGGACTCGTCCACGATTCCACGATGGTGTTTTTATCAAACGACGCCTTCGCGCCGGAGCGTTTGTAGATCGTTTTGATACGTCCCTGCTCCCACGCACGATACAACTGCTCTGCGGTCATTGATTTGGCCTTCTTGTTTGTGTTCATGTCGTACAGGTCGTACACGTCCCCGTTAGGTTCGACCTTGTACATCTTGTTGTTGAGATTGATTCGCTTGCCGTCCCAACTAGCGGGTTTGGCTGGCGCGGTGAACGGATCGAATGCGTCGAATGCCGCTTTTGCCCTAGATCCTGCCCACGGTGCGCGATTGCGATAGCGATACGCCGCCTGCTCAAATGCTTGGATGTCTGCAAGCGTGTCCGTTGCGATTTGATGCAAACTCGGCCCATGCTGCGCCATCGCAGGTGGCGTAAAGTTCGGCATTCGTAAGGCTTTTTGCGCGTATTTTTTCAACGTGGCAAGCTCGTTAGCGTTTTGTCGCGCAAGCACAACATCGCTTTTAGCCAACAAGTTCCACAAATCAACATCGTTTGCAGCAAACGCCGCCTTCGCGCCGGGGCGGGACGCACGAGACTTTATCGCTTGGCATTCAATTCCTACCTCTTCCGCAAGATCAAGCAGCTCGTTGTCTCCAACGGATTTTGCATATTGAATCGCTTCAGATGCAATGTTCATCATCCTGTTGCAATTTGCTACGGTAACTGGTTTATTGAGGCTAGTCGTGTACGCATCCTTTTGTCCAAACGCCGCCTTCGCGCTGTAGCGGGAGAAATCTTGTCCTTTCATAAGGATAGACACACGAATTGAATCACCCCTTGCGGCCAACGCTTGATTGACTTTTTCAACCATGTCGGGAAGAAAATCGTTGCGGCTGACATTCGGAATAAATCGCCGCGCATACTGCATGAACTCTGTTGTGGAAACCGTGGCGTTTCCAATGCGGACTCGGAAAAGTTCATTTGCCATTGTTGCCTTCGCGCCGGGGCGGGATGCAAACCATCGGACGGTTCGATTTTTCCAAGGCTGATTTGCATCGGAAACCTCAATTTCCACAATTCCCTTCATCGTCGGGAACTCAGGATTCCCAAGACTTCCATACAGAGCATGAAGCCGTTCGGCCTCCTTTTCTGCCTGCGCGAGTGTCTTGAAAGTAACACGATGCTGTGGCGCACCCATTCCATTCCATCGCAGTTGCACCGTGAATGAGTCATTCGTTCGATTTGCCATCGTTGTTTTCCTTGCAGCCCTACGGGCCGATTTCATGTTTCTTTCTTCAGGCGACTTATCAAGTCCGTACTTGGCGAGAATCGCGTTCAACTTGACGCGAATCTCCTTCTGACGCGGCGAACTCGGCATTGCCTTCAACGCCGCTATTTGCAGTTTTCCTGCCTCGCGTCGATCATCAGGCGACATAGCCGCCCACGGGTCAACAAAACCTTTGAACCCTCGCGAAAACCGCGCTGACTCGCTTTGAGCGACTTGGAGCGTAGACCGCAGTTTTTCAACTGCGGTCACGATTTCCTGCCACGCAGCGTTTTCGTTTACTAATGCTGCAACAGCGCGGTATTGGGTCAACAAGAGGTCAAGAGTGTCTTCCGTTCTTTGCGTGGATGAGGAACTATCGCCATCTAAATCTAACGCACGCTGCCGCTTCAGTTTGTCCTTCAACCTTTCGATTGTTTGAGAGGCATCGGAAACTAGTTGCTTCGTCTTCTTTAGGTCTGTTTGACGATCAAATCGCGACCGTGACATCGTTGCGCCTGCGCCGTGATTCTTCCCTTCACAAACGCAATCGCACATTGGGCCACGCGCCATGCGACACCGTGCGCCACACGATGTTGGTGTTTCGGTCTTCTCCCATTTCACCACGCGGTCGATAGCCTGCGGTGGCGACGAATTCATCACAAGGAATCGTTGTTTTGGGATGCCGATTGACGGATGATCGGAATACAGATTTGTCATCTGTAGTCGCACCCACGCATCAACACCACCTGCTGCACGCACCTCATTCGCGGTTTTTGCTGACCACGACTTTGTTGATTCGATTGCTGCTTGAGCCTGTTCAGTGTAACTCTGTTGCCAACGTGCTTCGGGCCACAATGCGCGTTCATCTAGCGGCATTCGCTTTGCACCGCCCTGTGCGGTGTATCCGTCTTTTCGATTCGGAAATAGACGCGCAAACTGCATTTCCGTTATTTCGCGCAATTGCCCCGATTCAACTTGGGTTCCACCTGCGAAATACTTCGTTTCGGTTCTAGAAAATGTCGCTCGGTTTCCGCACATGCGCGGATCGTATCACGCAAAGAACGGACGTTTGGCTTTGTTTGCTCCAAACATTCGACTGATCGCATCAGGTTTGTCAATTCGCGAGACGCGCAAATCGTTGGATGACAACGATCCGCGAACAGCCTCGCTGCACAAATCCACAACGCAATCCACGCTGTCATCGTGTGCGCCAGCCGGAAACGCGAGCATTTCGTCAATCACAGGCTGAAAAGCGGTCAAGACATTACCCGCATGATCGGTCGGAAAATGCAGTTTCATCCCCTGTACGAATGGTTGCGCTCCCGCCGCTCGCATGTGCTTGTCGGTTGTTCTCTCCACCGAAATCATTGGTTGGCGTGTCAATTGCGCGAATTGATCAAAGATACCGCGTTGTGGCCCATTAGCCTCCGCCAGCACAACCGAAACCCCGCGACGCTCCAACAGGCTTGCTGCCATTGCTGCAAACGTCGGAAATGATTCGCGTACCCGCAGAACGTCCGTCAAGTACAAACGTCGCTGACTGTCAATTTCACCAACGATGCACACGCTGTAATCGGGATCGTCGCGATCCTGAGCCTTTCGCCCGTATCCCCAATCCACCGCTGCCACCGTGCGCGTGTTCAGCGGAATGGTTTCCCGTTTGTAGTAGGCTAGCCATTCAGGACGGAATACCAACAGGTCGCTCGACAACGGGACAAGCTCGTACGCTCTTGCGTACGCCATCGCTCCCATTTCGTGTCGCCGCGCTGCGAGAATTTCCGGCGTGAATACGTCCGGCCACGGGGAGTTTTCCCCCGCACACGGTCGCCTGAGCAAACTGTTTGTGCGTTCGTGTAGTCGCCGCCAATCGGCTGTTGCATCGTCGGTATGGAAGGGGGTTGCCGTTTTCCACACGCGACTATTGTGCGTTGCTGCTGGGTCGAGCATCGGAAGCCAAATGTTTGCAATGGCTTCTTTGACTTGTGCGCGTAACGTGGGCTGTAACACGGAGTTACGCAAATCGCAGATATCGTCAAACCAAATTACGTCGGCTCGGCCACCCGTACGACCAAACACACCGCTGCCCTGCACGCTAGGGTCTTTGCTGCGAGGTAACAACCCCGGCGCGGTAATACTCCACGACGTAATGGTGTCCTCGCCGGGCTTGAGTTTGACGTTTGGGAACGTCGCTTGAAACGCTGCACCGCGCACAATATCGCGAATGAATCGTGTCGTTGCGCCTGCCGCCTCGTCGTTTTGACTCACGATTTTGAATCGGGTGTCGGGTCGAATGCCCAACCACCACGCCGTCAGATAGCACAGCGTTGACGTTTTCGCGTGACCACGTGGAAGTTCCGCGTACCACTCCGCATGTGTCAATGCGTGATGCAGTAGTTCGCGTTGCAGTTCAGACGGTTTGAATCCCAGCGCGAGCGCGAGAAATGCCACAGGGTTTTCTCGTGCCTGTGCAACTGCCTGTGCAGCGGTCAATTGCGTTTTCGTTTGGCCTTTGGTTTTTTGCATTGCGGTTCGGGCTGTGGCAACAGGATTATTGAATCTGCCACCGCTGCAATTTGTTGGTCTGTGAGGCTATTCAGGACTTCGTGCCGATCCGTTGCCATTCCCGAATCCAACCGTTTGATACGGTCATACGCAACCGCTGCGTCCATTCGCTGTTGTGCGAGGTGCGCCAGTGCCTCCGTCGCTCTGATTCTGTCGCGAGATGATGCAGCGTCATCCTGCACGATTGCGAGTAGATCAATGGGAATGGTGGCAAACGCTGCTTCAGGGATTTGCCAACCCTGATAGACCGCCTGTTCCAGCACTCGCAGATGTTGCCGTTGATACCAACGCTTTCGCGCTTCCGGTAATTCCCCCATATCCCCCGGCAAAGGGGTTGATTGTGGGTTTTCGCTCATGTTGACATTCTAGCGGTCTTTTTGCGTGGTACTAGCATCACGTCGTATCCGGCGAGGTTCGCCATGTCAATGGCTGTTTGAAACGATGGCGCACGTGCGCCTGTCACCGTTCCCTCGTTCGCTAGTAAACACTCCCCGCTGTGCTTGGTCACGATTCCGGAGTCTGTACAGCTTCGGATAAATCGGTATCGGGAAATACCATCGACCAGCAATCGTGCTTGAATCGCGTGTTTCCAATCAAGGTAATTTTTGAGTTTTACGTTTTTCATGTCCAATACCCTGTTTCAGCGTCAACCGAAACAGGGGATGTTTATTTGAGGCTGAGTCGTGTTCCACGCTGTCCCAACGCTGCGCCGTCAATGGCTTCGCCGCGTTCTAATGCTGCGCGAATCGCCTCCTTGTCAATTTTGGTTGACCACACAGGAATTTTGAATTGCTCTGGCAACGCGGTTTCATCGTGAATTTGCACAGGGATCTTGCCGCCGTTTTGCACGACCGACAACGCAAACCGCGATGTTTCAACTCGTTTCCTTCCCGTTGCTTGCATTGCCTCAAGCAAGGTGTTTCGCAGTCGGTCTGCTAATGCCTTGTCTCGCGCTGCTAGGGTTTGCAACCGCTCCGCTTCTACCAACCGTTCATCAGCTCGTGATTCGCAAGTTCTAATCAATGCTGCGTAATCGTCTGCCTTTGCATCAAATGCCTCAATGAGTGCTGCGGTGTGTTCCCGAAATGCCTCTGCCATTTCGGTTTCCATGTTTTCTTGCTGTGACATCTCTAGCAACGGCATCAATTCGTTTTGGATTTGATAGAGACTCATGGAACGTTCCTATTCGTTTCGTTGAATGTGTTTGCTAATGTCTGTCTGACTTTGTTTATTGCGTCCTCTGCCGTGCCTGCTGCGTATGGTTCGTTGTTTTTGTTGTCAACAATTTGTTCCAACGCTTCGATGCATTCGCACACACATTGCACGACTATTTCAAACGTGTTCATAGATATCCTCTTGCCTGTTCGCGACGTTCTCGCGTTTCCAGCACACGTTGGATTTTGTTCAGCCGGTATTCAATCATCACAATCCCAATGATGATTGCGACACACCAAACAAACGCTGCACACGCGAGTAGATCTACCATTCAATCCTCTCTTTCTTGTCGTTGACATGGGCCGCACATCCGCTTGTCGGCCTTGCGAAGAAGTTCGTCGTTTGATCCGCAGAACGCGCATCGGTAACAATCCCAATTCCGATCCTTTGCAATTGCGCTAGTTGTCTTTTTAGAATGCAGCGCAACCCACTCGCACACTTCCCGCCTCGCATCGTCGCGTTCCCGCTGCGTCTCTTTCCGGTCTATGAAACACGCGGCCAACTCTTCCTGCTCAATTCGCAATGCCTCGCGCAGGCGTTCAATCTCGTCGGCGGCTTCGCGCACTACTTTCGCCGATGAATGCCAATGACCAGCCTCCATAGTCTTGGCAATCCTTGCTAGCCGACTCACGTTGTCGGTAGGTTCAGTCATTGGTGTTCTCCTTGAAGCAGTCCCAGCCACGTCGGGTGGCATGGTCTTGTGCGGTTCCGTTCTTGGGGCATCCGCTCTCGTCGCAGCCTGCCCGTTCCTCCATCTTGCAGGCAATGCGCCTCGCCTCGTCACGCTCGGCGGTGATGCGGTCGATCTCGCGGCACGACCACGCAGCAAGCGCGAACGCTTCCTTGCGAAGCCGTTCAATCAGCGCAGTACCCTCAAGATTCGTGCTGCTCAAGCCTCGGGTTTGCATCAGCAGTTGGTTGATTCGTTGGTTGTTATTCATTGGTGTCCTCCTTGAACAGACTGCGGATCGCCTCAAGATGCCCATTGCTTTCAGCACCGTGTTCGATGCGGCAGTCGATCTCGGTGAGGATGGAGTTCGTTCGCCGCCTTGCCTCGTCTCGTTCCTTGCGGAGGCGTTCGATCTCGTCGGCGGCGATGTTTAGGTCAGCCCTGAACACACTCGCCCACCCACCGTCTATGGAGGCATTCGCGTACATGCGAAGCCGCGCCGCGATGTCATCGTTTTTCATAGTGCCTCCCTTTGACACTCGTCTCCTGAACTGCCTTTGTTTTTGTCAAAGCAGTTCCAGCCTCTTGCAGCGGCATAACCTTTCCGCAGATCGGGATGCAGAGATTCCAAAATTTCCCGCCTCGCCTCGTCGCGCTGCTCGCGCAGCCGTTCAATCTCGTCGGCGGCAGCGTGAAGAATCTTTGATTCGCGCGGCAAACGAGCCATGTGCGTGATGAATCCCTCCTCGCGCAGCCTCGCCACGATGTCATTGGTCATGTTTCACCTCTTTGACAAGCACATCATGCGCTCTTTTCGCGATCCACTCCGCAACGTTGACTGTGACGGCGTTTCCAAGTTGCTTGTATCTATGGGTATCCGCTGTCGGCTTCTCATCAGTTCCTATTTGCGTCCAACCATCAGGGAATCCTTGAAGCCGCTCGCACTCGACGGGAGTTAGGCGGCGAACGACCATGCAGGTTGCGACGGCGGATGCGTCGGCTCCGTGATCCTTGCATGAGAACGCACCCGCGACGGCGTGAACATCGTTCCCGCTCGGCTTGCACAGCGTCGGGCTGACGCTGCCATCGCCAATGTTTGCGTTGCCCTTGCACGCCTGCATATCGACCGTGTACGCGACCGCATGAGTCGTTCGCGTGTCTCCCGTGTCGAATCCGTTGAGCGTGTTCGCAAGTCCGTCATCGACCCATGTTTCATCGTCTTCGCATGACTGCGCTCGCTTTGATTTGCGGAATGCTTGAGCCACCGACAAATCTGTTTCATCTCTATCAGGGCCGCCGCTTTCCTTGTGGCACTCTTGGCCCTGCGAGGAAACTAAACAGGCGATGTAATGACCCTGTTGAGCATTCTGTGCGCGTTGCTTAGGAATGTTGCAATCAATAGCCCCAATTACGCATTCCTCGGGGTTGTTGCGACTGATTCCAAAGCGAGCCGCAATTGTTCCGGCAACGTCTTCCCGCGCTTTCCCGCTCGGCGCAGGATTCCAGCGCACGCTTTCTTGGAAAGCAAGTATTTGTTCGGCGTGACCTTCTCTAGCACCTGCGACAACAAACACTCTACGCCGTCGTTGGGCCACTCCGAAATATCGACTGTCCAAAACTCGCCACGCGACCTCCGCACAATTCCAGCCTTCGCCCACTTCACGGAGGACGGTGGCGAAGTCGAGTCCTTGATTACTTGACAGCAGTCCGGGGACATTTTCGAGTACGAGAAGTTTGGGATTGAGTTTCCGAACAAGTCGAATTGCGTCATGGAACAGCCCTGACCTTTCGCCGGCCAATCCGGCTCGTTTACCTGCTACTGACAGATCTTGGCACGGGAATCCACCACACACGACATCGACGGGCGCGAGCTGCGCGGCATCAACCTCGCGAATGTCGCCGTAGATGGTGACATTTGGGAATCGCTTACGCAAAACGGCCTGTGAGTGTTTGTCCCATTCAATGCACCAAACGACCTCAAATCCGGCTCGCTCAAATCCCAAGTCAAATCCGCCGATTCCGGCAAACATGGAGCCTACTCGCAACGGCTGTGGTGATTTTGGTTTTGGTGGTGTCATTTGAAGAATGGAATTTCAGGGTTACCCTTTGCATCGCGAAACTGCATCGGCTCTGCAATTTCCGATGCCACGATCACACCAGCATCGTTGGTGTGCCACGTCAATTCGATGTTGTCGCCCTCACTAACGCCACGAATCAACGCTTGGTTGACGCACACCCAAGCGTTTCCAGCGGTCGCGTGACTGCAAAGCACGGCCCACATACCACCATCGCGATTTACGACCTTGACAGGTTTTACAACGTCGGTTCCGCTCGTCGGCCATTTGCTTTTTTCTGTGGTTGCCTTTGCGCTTTTTGGTTTGTCATACGTCGCCTTTGACGTTGCAACTGGTGTTGAATCAAACACGTCTCGCACCACGGCACGTTGCTGTGGTTGCTTCGCTACGCGATCCTCTTCCGCGTCGGTGTCATCGTCGCCTGTCAACAGGCACATTGACGCGAGCGCGTATCTACGCAGGTAGGTAACGGTCGCGCCAAGGTTTTGCGCGGTCGCCTTTTCTGCAAGGGTCATGCCCACCGTGCTAGATAGCCATTCACCGCTTGCGTGCGCGATCATCGTGGTAACGCTCACACGAACGTCTTCGCTATTGATTCCTTGAGAAATCACCAGCCCGTGACGGCTAAACGACTCGCGGATCGCGTCAATGTGCGATCCAAGAGACGCATAACGAAATCCCTTGAAATGCGGGTGCAATTTGTCCAACGCAGGATTTTTGATTTCTGATTGCGCTTTTGCTAGCGCAGCAATCAGCGCACCGATGCTAGAACTTGTCTGCATGACTACCTCCTGTAATGTGTAGACGCACCATGCGTCTGCGATCAGTATACCCTACGATCTCGCAGGGTGCAACTACATTGGTTGCACAACAACCCGAACGCCTTCCTTTGGTTCGTCCCAATCAACGTATCGGCGTTCCGCACACAGCATCGCTACCTGTCTGTCATCAAGGTACGCAACACCTGAAAGCGCGTCACAGACGGCACGCGCCAACTTGTCTAGGTCAAGTTTTCTTGGCCTAATTGGCGACGTTGCGCGTAGCACTCCCTTGCTGTCAAAGTGGGCTTTCGGTCGCGCAAAGACAAACAGCATATTGACCCGCACATCCCCATCCCACGTTGTTTTTTGTCTGCTGGCTTGTTTAGCAATGGCGTGTCGCCATTCCTTCAACCCCTTGCCTGCATCAATCATTGCAGTTCGACCGTTTCGGAGCCGTACCAATCGCTTGCTGCCTTGTGGGCGTGGTTTCCCAGCAGCAAAAAATTCAAGGACGTTGTGCATGTCGGTTGCCTTTCAAAATTCGGCACACGGCAGCGGTGCTGATTTTCAACTGCAACGAAATTGCTTTTTGCGACATTCCCGTTTGTTTCAACGCACGAATTGCCTGCACTACGTCATCAGTCAATCGTGGCCGATGGTGTTTTTTTGGTTCCATACAGGTGTTGTACGTTGCCGTTGACAGTCGCTCAATCTTGTTGGGTGGTTTTTCGCCACACTCGCAACAGGCCCGAATGCCGTGACACGCGATGACTCGCAACGAACTCGCCAGTCCACATCCATTGTTTCCCCTTGAAGATTGTGCCTGCCGCGTTCCCTAATTCGTTTGGGTCACAGCCCCGGCTCAGCATCTCCGCAGCAACCATATCCATGTGAACGCTGCCGTGTTGCTTCGCCAGTTCGTTGGCAATTTCCTGTGCAACTTGCAGCTTTTGTTTGCGAGCTGCTGCGGCAAGTTCACAACCAATTTCTTTGCGTCGTTGCGATTCCGCTGCATCAAACAACGTTACGGCTTCAATCGTGTGTTTCATCGCTACCTCCTGTAGCCACTCGCGTAATGCGAACGCATTTCGGCGCGTAGATAACGGCCTGTGTTTTGTTGCACGTTCGTCGAGACAGCAGAATTTTTACCTCGCCATCGGACGTTTGCAGGTTGAGTGTTTCGCGATTGTGATTGACGGTCAGCACAACGCATGTTGGTTTGTTGGTTTCAATCATGGTGTTCTTCGCTGCTTACTGGTTGAACGCATCCCCTGCACAAACTAATTTCACTAGCGGAAATCATCTCAGATTCCGGTTTATGCTTGCCGCATTCCTCGCAGACATACTGCGCGTACATGCGTACGTTTTGCGCTTTGATAACGGCGTTGCCGCAAATGTCGCCGTCTAGAACGCGCTGCAATTTCTGCGTTGCAACTTTCAAGTCTTGCGATGTCCATCGCGCACCAACTTTTGCCGAACGCTCGTCGTATTCGCGGAGTTTCGTTTTTACAACCCACAACGCCACCGCAACATCTTCGGTGTGTGGTTGCGGTTGCATCTCAGCAATAATGACTGCGCCAGCGGCTTTGATTTGTGTCTTGTTCATTGGTCTGATTCCTTCAGAATTGCGAATAGGCGACGGTCGCCCGTAGCCCGTCCCCCGTAGGGGACAGGTTCACGGGTGATCGTCGTTATTTCAGGTTCGCGTAGTTGGCGTTGCAAACGCGCCGCGCTTCGCACAGCTCTAACCATTGCTCTCGCACACAATGACCCTTATACGCGCCATAGGTGATGATGAGATCAGCCACGCGATGGCTGTAGTCATCGGCCTGCTGCAAACCAATCTTTGTTTGCGCGGCCAACGCTTCATATGCGCTGGCGATGAATCGGAGTGCGGTTTGCTCTGCGTCGTTAGTCCAAGTGTGTGCCATGTTCTGATTCCTTCAGGTTAGGTCGGGTTCATTCCCGACGCGATGATTGTACACCTGTATCGGCGTAGGGGAAGTACACAGAAGAGTTTTTTGAAACTTTTTCTATTTACCGCCACCCCGCTTTGGGCTTTTTGGATGGCCCCAGCGGGGGGCGGGTCACGTCCACCAAAGATTCGACCCAAACAGTTGCACCGCTGCGCGGCGCACTCGCCGCCTACGGCGTTTGCAGTTGCATGGTGAAATGCAGGAACACCATGACCCCAGCGCATTGAGGTCACGGGAAATCACAGCCGCACGGAGCCGCAGCGAGGTATCCCATAGGCACGATTTCCACCATTTTGCGGGTCACGGCTTCCATCGTGCGGGAGCCACCAACTTTCGCTGGTGCGCGGAGTAGGGTCAATCTCCGCGTCTAGCAGCGTCACCGCTGCACCCATTCTGCCGGGATACAGACCGTCCCGCGACGGTGCAACATTGCGGCCTGACCGCGTTGAATTTCCCCAATTCGCGTGTATGCTGCTCACGCTCAGATTGACCGCTGCAAGGCACGTTGGCAAAACAAAGCCGCGCAGCGAACCGCAGCGTAGCGACCCCGTATGCACCCGCAACGGGGTCGCTTGCTTTTTTCCCAAAATGTTTTTGATGAATCGCTACAGTTGCCACAACCCCTGCGCCGATATAGGATAGGTCGCGGAAATTGTTCCGCTTCTGAAAGGAATCAGACCTATGAAACCGTCTTTGACAGGTGGTGCAGCGTGAAACACGAAAGCGACAACGACATCGAAATGTATCTAGCTTGTGCTGTCGGAATTTTGATCATGTTATTGATCATTTTCCTGCCGTGATATACTACGGCACTACCTCTGCGGTGCGTCGGGTTCCGCGATTCCCCGGCGCATCGTTTTCAAACATCTTTTCCCCTGACCTCACGCCGCTCTACGCGGCGTGGGGTTTTTATATAACAACTCCCCACGCCATCCATGACGCAGGGAGCTGATAGAACCAAACGAGTCATTCGTTCGGGTCGCCTAGGATCTCTTGTTCTGCTGGAGGTTTGAATGGAACAAGCCG